AGTAATACTGTTGCCATTCGTTATATTCCTTTTGCTATATCAATTTGGTCTTGTACCTCGTCTGGTAAGATTTGGTTTTGTTCTATCCCCAATTTGATTGTTTGTTTATTTTTTAAGAACAGGATTTTCTCAAATGTCTTTAACATATCCTCTTGAATCGGAATAATCCGAGTTTGAAGGAATAAATTATAAGCATCTAACATCTCTGCTCTCCCGCCTAACTGACCGCTAGTTTTTATACCCAAGAGCATCGGCGAGGAGATACCCCACGCGGTAAGTATCGTTTGGTCTATCTGTGGTGCCATTTGTGAATACCAAGCATCACTTGCGTTGTTCGGTATTGGAGCAATAATCGGTGCTGTTTCAGGATTCTCACTAAAGAATAGGAAAATCTTACCTGCGTTGTTGCTTGAAGTATATTTGGCTTCTAATTGTCTCATCAAAATATCTCTCTCCTCTTCACTCGGTACTCCGTTAGTAAAACTAACAGACATACTCGGCATCATAGAGTTTTGAGTATTGTTAAGATGGAAGTTTCTAATTTCAATATCCAACTGACTTGTAGTCAAAGAAGCAATCCAATCAGGAGCTGGATAATAACTCATCATCGGTTGATACTTTTTAACATAGTATATTTGAGACGGGCTGTCTTCACCAACCATATTAAATGCTGGTATTTCAGCTGGTTTCCATTTTTGAGGATTGATTTGTGTTCCCTTCCAATCTACAGAGTAGTAGTAAGTATCAACATTACCGAACATATCCTCTTTACCTGCTCTCAATCTTGAGAAGTCAGTATGGTAGATTTCAGCAATACCTCCGTCATTTGACTTTACAATATTTAAGGCAAAGCCCCCAAAGATAATTCTATCAACAACACACTTCTCATAAACCTCATAAAGAGTTTCACTTCTATTTGCCATTCCAATAGCATCAGGGTCTCCTTCCTTTACAATAAGGTTCTTACCCTTTACACCATACATAGTAGCATTAGCACAAGCACGAGTGATTGGTGAGTATTGATAGTTTGTTAAGAGGTGGTTAGGGAACATATTATCGTCCCCGTAGAACACCCACGGCTTGTTTTTGATTACCTCTTGGAATTGTGGTACATAGGCAGCATTAAACTCCTGTATATGTAGTCCCATTTTGTTTTTGTCGCTCATTACTAATAAATATCAGTTTTTATGTTTTTATACATATTTGTTGTTTAGGTAGTTAAACATCGTACTCATTTGGAAATCATCCAACGCATAATCAAAGTAGAATACCTCACTAATCTTGAAGTTAGGGCCTCCCTGTCCTCCCACTCTAAATATAGGATTTACTGCTGTGATTATTTGTGATCCACTTTGTGTTGTCTCATCTACAAGTGATCCATTTATCCATAATTGAGTTGTTGCTGATACTCCTGTTTGGAATACTCGTACCGCTCCCTTATACCATACATTCGGTGTATAAGTATATTCAGGTTCAGGACTTACCGATGTTCCACCTGTATAGAATGTAAATGTCCTTAAAATATTATCACCACCATTAAAATCATCTGTTGAGAACCACCTATAACCTTGAGTATTACCTGAATAGTCAGTTGTATTATCAGATTGAGTTATATTACCAGTAACATTTGTTGCTGCTGAAAAATGGAAGAAATGTGTATATGCTGAAATTGATGTGTTGTAATCACCACTCAAAGACATAATACCAAACCCTGTCGCTGTTGCTCCTGAAACACCATTAAATGCTGTTGGGAAATAACTTGATACTTGACCTGCTGTAGCATAGAAGTTTGGATTACCTGTTCTATTTACCACACCATCAACTTGCGTCGGTGCTCCAAATACATAACTTGGATCAGAATAATCTAACCACCATAACGCATTCAAACTATTTGGATCAATTGCTGATGGTGGAGTTGAACTAGGAGTTGGAGTTAAAGTAGGTGTGTGTGATGGTGTGTTAGTTGGGGTGGTAGTAGGTGTGGCAGTATTAGTTGGAGTGATACTCGGAGTTGGTGTGTTTGACGGAGTAATACTTGGAGTTGGTGTATTTGACGGAGTTAAAGATGGTGTAATTGGTATTAAACAATCTTGTTCTTCCTCACTTACATAAATAACTTGTGAGAAATCCTCATCGTTAGAGATGTAAGGTTCAAAGAAACACTCTTGGGTATTATCATCACCGATGATTACCCACGCTCTACCACTCTCCAATTTATTATAGGCTAATGAAATATCAGTTGATCCACTCGTAATGTTCTCATAAATCGAGTAATAATACTGACCCAAGTATTCAAGATTGACTTGTGGTGGTACAACAGACAGATTTGTTGTCGGTGATTCTACAAACCTAAACTTATCATAACGGACATTACTTGTGATTACCTGTGGGTAAAAACTTGTCCTCTCTTTTGACGCTATATGTTGGAACGAAAAAAGATAATAAGGATTAGGTAGTGTCTTATTCATAGACACAGTCGCTATTAAATTATTGGTTTGGCTTTTCCTTATTATCAACATATTCGCTTACGATATAATGTGCGTCAAGTTTATTATCAATCAATATAAATAAAATATCCATTATATGATTTGATTAGTTCCACAAACAGAAATACCTGTTGGTAATTGGATTATATTTTGTATTTGTTGTGGTGTTAAACAATCTGTTAGTTGGTCTGTATCAATCTTTACTACATAACCCCAAAACTCCGTATAGGCACTTGATCCATCCAAAGAACAATACGCAGTTGTTGTATCCCAAGTTTCCGTTCCTGGTTCTGGAAATCCCAAACAATCGTTTATTTGATTGATAAGATCCTGTGCTTGTAATATCTCTTGTTCGTTATATTTTATGTATCCTTTCATATTAGTAAGTTAAACCCCATTTAGTTCTAAAGTATTCTAATAAATTAGTTCTTTCAGTTGTAGTCAATTCACGAGTTAAGAATATCATTTCTCCAACTTGTATATTCGCAGTTGTTCCATCACTATTAAATAGCGTTAAAGCAGATGCTCCTGGTGTATTCTGTGTATAGTTTGAACCCGCAACAACACTTTCAGTCATAGCAGATGTGTTTGTATAATAGTAATCAAGTTGTGAAGCCCCTGTTGTTGAAACGAACTCAATATATGATTGTCCCGACCAAGTAGAAGTTACTGGATTTGTTATATCAACTCTATAATATGTTGAAGCACCATTATTGAAATAACCAATTCTTGATGAAGTAGATGTTCTATCCCAATAAGTATTTTTCTGTAATCCTGAACCAACCATTCCATAAATTGAAGTAGCAGTATCATTACTATCAGTTCTTCCAATTACAGCCGCTACAGTCCAAGAATTACTATTTGGTGTGTTAGCAATACCTGTTAAGAAATCATTAGAACAAGTTGCCGCAGAAATTGATGTTCCTGTAAATACTGTTGATAAAGCAACTAAAGGTTGATTAGCCGCTGTTGATTGTGTAAATGCTGTTAAAGAAGTATCAGTTCCTTTGTTTGTTATTTTAGTAATAAAACTTTGAGATCCTGATGTTCTTGTTGTTATTGTTGAGGCATCACTAAAATCAACCCATATACTCGCTGATAAAGATGATGGATTGAATGGTGGGGTTGGACTAGGAGTGTTAGTCATAGTTGGAGTATTCGTCATCGTAGGAGTTATACTCGGGGTGGGAGTTTGCGTGCTTGAAGCAGTATTTGTGGGGGTAGGAACAGGAGAAGCCCATTCATCATATCTCCACTTATCTTTTAAGTATAACTCAACTTGTTCTATTTGTGTGTTAGTCAATTCAGTATCAAAATACATAACCTCACATAACTCTATGTTTTGATTAGTGGTTGTAATTGTTCCACCTGTTGCGATACCACCAAGACCTAAATTAAACGAGTTTATAGTTGGAATTATTGTTGTTCCTGTAAAGGCTGATGCCCCTGTTCCTCCTGATTGGTTCAACTCAAATGTTGCGAATTGACCCGCAGTAAATGGTGTCCTTACTTGGAATATAAACTTGTCGTTTAATGTTGCAGCTGAATAAGCGGGGACTAATAGGTTAGCAAATGATGATGTAGAACCAGACGAATAAGATTGCCCGCTTGATAAATTACCAGTAGATGAGGCACCTAATAATTGTTGATCTATTGGAAAAGCACCACCGCCAGCAGTTCCACCATTAGTTAAACCTGAATAAACACGGGTGTTAAATAATGCCGTAGCGTAAGTTGATCCTGATGGTTTAGCCCAAACTTGAAATATTGTAGATCCTGTGTGTCCTATCGGTGTGTTATTAAACGACACCATATAATCTCTTAAAGATGTTGTAGCATTAGGAGTAAATCTTACGATATTAGGATTACCTGGCATTAAAGTTGAAGCACTTAACACCGGCATAGTATCCGTATTAGCACCACTTAAAGACCAAGTAGCAGATCCTTTGGATTGCCAAGCAGATACATAGTTTGTTCCACCTGAATTGATAAGAGTTAAAGTTGAACTATCACTTGCATCATACCAAAGGGTAGGATTTAGTGGTAATGGATAAGGTGTAGAACTCGGTGTTGGTGTGAAAGTTGGTGTGATACTTGGAGTTGGAGTGTTAGTTTGGGTAATAGTCGGAGTGGGAGTGGGACTTGATGCTGGCACAGCTGTACCTTGTGGAACAACTCCTCCTTGTTGAACGGCATTCTCATATCCATCAACTCTCTTAAATCTTGATCTCTTTGCATCCCAACTATCAAACGCATTAGCGTTCAAAGGAGTTTTAGTTTTTCCTTCAACTTGTTTTTGAGGTGAGAAATAGGTTTGTTGTTTCCCTAATACACCCCATACTCTTTTGTCTATATTTTTACCCATAATTTTTTGAGTGGCTAAAATAAAGGGGAGACGAACTCCCCCTTATTATTATTTTTAGCAAGCACAGCTTGTTAAAGAAAGTCCTACTAATGTAGCTTGTAAAGTTCCTGCTAATACTTTAGCTGGTTCTTTTTCAAAACCTTCTAATACAACTGTATAGCCGTATCTGTCTGCAAATGCAGTACCAGTTTC